GGGGCGAGTCCATGCCCAGATATTTCAGGACTGCTTCCGTAGTCTTGTCTGCCTCTGTCTTGGCGGCCGCCTGTTCGGCCCCCGGCTTCTCTTCTTTGGCTACCTCGGCTTCCTCGGGCTTGTCCTCCTCGGGCTCATCCTGGTCTGGACTGTCCTTCTCGGGGGGAGTGTTAAGCTCCTTGTCCTCTCCTAAGTCCTCCAGGGTGATGTCCTCGGCGGGGTCGTCGGTTGCCGTTTCTCCGGCCTCTTCAGGCTCGAAGTTGTCCAGTAAATCCTTTGGCATTTTCATGCTCCTCAAAACGTCTCCTCCCCGGACTTGCCGATTGCCCCCGCGGGGTCAGCTTAGTCGAGTTTTGGAGATTGGTTTAATTTATTCCTGATTTTCCAGGTGCCACCCCAAGTGGTCTGCCTGGGAATCAAACCGCTGTAAGTTCTCAATGCGGTTGTCGTCCACGATTCCGTTGATGTGATGAACAACCTCAGTCGGGAGCAAGGTCCGCCCAAGGTGCGCCTCCATAACTAGACGGTGTTCTAGAACGTAGCCCCGACAGTTTTGGTGCGGGTGGTCGGGAGATAGAATCAAGATGTAACCCGACGAACACCATGGTCTTCCGCCCCTCCAGTTGGGATTCTTCGGCCCCCGGATTCTCGCTTTGGATTCTTCGGTACGCTTGGGAAGCCTGAAGTGGGCCTCAGACATCTTGGCTATCGTTTCTGCACTATGTTTAAAGCCCTTATGTGGCATTACCTACTCCTTGCGCCGCGGTTGGTTGTGGTGCGTTTGCGGGTTGCGGCGGTTGTACCTTGGCTACCGTCGCCTTTATGTGTCCATCGAGCGCCTGTTGCTGATTAGGCGTATAAGAGTCGAATTTCGGGCTCAGTCGGTCCCGAAGGTGGAACTTCAGATGGGCCAGGGTGTCGTCCAAATCATAAATCCACGCCAGTGTCGAGGCGGGGTCGATGTTCGGGTCGTTCTCGATAAGCGCGTTCTCCCGCATCGCCCGCTTCTCGTGGAGGAGCGAGTCCGAAAAGAGTTTCTTGACCTCCCCGAGTTCAATGAGTTCGAGGACGGTCTTGGGGTCGGTCAAAATCTTGGCCTCCCATAATTTCTGGACGTAATCAATGCGGAGGGCGCGGGAGCGGGGGAGTCCGGTCTGGGAACTGACCTTGACATCGGTGTTGCCGCGGAGGTCGGACCCCCGGAACTTGACGGCCCCCTCGATGCTGTTCTTGCCGCAGACCTTGATGAGCCGCCCGACGGTGTACTTCTCCTGCACAATCCGAAGGGCCAGACTCCAAGCGTCGGAGAAAACCGCGTCCATGTCGGTGATAATCGGGTCGAAAGTCTGGTCATCCTGTTCCAAGAGGACGTTGACCAACGCCCCCGAGGCGTGGCTGGCCCGGTTCGGGAGCCGACCAAAGGACGCCTCGTGGACGCCCCCGACCATCTCCAACTCGCGCTCCAGACCCATGCCGTGCTGGATGGCCCAAGGCGGCATCGCGTCCATCCGCAACTGCTCCGGCCGCCCCGCGTTCATGTTGTAGTCGATGAAGATGGTCCCCGATTGGTCAAGGACGTGCTCCTTGTTCACCATCCCGTCGAACCCACCCAGGATGCGAACCTGACTCGCCCGCTGGATGGCCTGGGAAACGACGGACTGGTAACGGTTGTACGCCCGCTGGACGGGAACCAGGTCTTTCAGCGCCCCGTCGTTATAAACGACGCCCTTCTCGTAGTGACTGATGGGGACAAGCCGGTCCTCGTAGGTAAAGACTGGGATCTCCCCGTAGGTGTTCTCCCGGCTCTCCAGCACCTTGTCCGCCGCCGTGATGACATACATCTTCGGCGTCCAGAAATGCTTTTTGATGACCAGCTTTCCGGTTATCTTCTCGTTGTCCGAGGACTGGCTGAACTGGAAGTCCTCGTCCCCGGAGTTGTCGAGCGACAGCATCGTGTCGTGGACATTCGACTTCTCGTTGAGCGAACCTTCCTCCAGCCCGTATTCCTCTTCGAGCGCGTCGGCCTCGACCTCCTCGCCGTACATGAACCACCGCCACTTGTTCCGGTCGAAGTTCAGGGGGTCCACCCGGCAGTTGAACGGGGACAGAACCTCCATCCCGATGTCCCCCGGCTCCGTGACGGTATCGAACCGTTCGCCGACGGGCTGACCACCATCGTCGAGGACGGGATTGGCTTGGCGAGCCACTATCCCCGAGTCCTCGGAGTTCCAGAAAACACGGAAGTAGGCCCGGTTCGTCAGGATGAACCAGGCACAGAACGCCCGCCGGAGCGACTGGAAGTGGAGCTTGTCGGACAGGAACTCCAAAACCTTGTCGCCGACATCGGCGGCCTGGGTGTCCTCGTACTCGTCGGTATTCGGGACAACCCCGAGATTCGCCGAGGTCTGCGTCAGCTTCGCCAGCATCGTCCGGGCGAATGACCGCATCCGGTTGAAGACGAGTTTCCGTTTCCGTTTTATCTGGACCGGGGCGAGTGTCTTCGACCCCTTGGCGTAGTCGTAGTATTGGTATCCGGCAACCCAGGCCAGGATTTTCTTCCAGCGGGGAAAGCGGACGGCGACATCGGGGTGGTCGTCCCAGAGGACGTTCGCTTTTTCGACAAGGTATGCCTCTTCCTCAGCATTGAGTTTCTTGCCGTCAGTGATTCGGGTTTCGACTTGTCTAAGATTCATGGCCTACCCTCAGTAGAGGTTGTCCGGGTCGTCCTCTTCCGCGGCTTCCTTCTTTTCTTCCTTCAATTCTTCCCGGGTCTCTTCCCTGACGGCCGCGATTTCCTTCAGGTCGCCCTTCCACTTGTCCTCGTAGTACTTGAACTCTTTGTAGTCCTTCGCCATCAACCGATTGAGGAGTTTGTCCCGTTCGACGCGGTGGAACGCCTCGCTCACAACGTAAAGAATAAAAACGGCGATAAGGATGTATTCGGTCATATTGTCTCCTTAGAAAAGGTGTTCCAAATCGTCGCTCAGGAGCAGTTGCCCGGCCCGCACGACCCCCGGCAACTTGTCCCAAGACTCGCGTTCCCGTTCCTCGTCGGTTTTCTTTAGGTGGTCGGGAACCACTAGTGTCTTCGGCGGGTCCGTCGCCGCCGGGAATACCACCACGTCCAAGATGTACGCCAGGGCGTCGATGATGTTGTCCCGCTGGGACTTGTCGAACCGGATGAGTTCATCCCGCAGGTCCGTCATCCCGTTCGGGGCCAGTAATACGACGCCCTTCTCGAACCAACCCGACAGATTCCCTATCCGCAGTCCTTTCGGGCGCGAGTGGTGCTGGAGTTCCACCAGCCGATACGGAATCCGCTGGGCGTACTCAAGCAGAGCCTTCGGGACTTTTCCCATCCTGACCATCTGGCCCAGGATGAACGGGAGCAAGTCCCGCACGAGTCCGAACTTGTGGCTCTCTATCCCGATGAGTCCCGGCTGATACGCCAGGGCCGTCTCGATAATCCACTCGATCGCCTGATGGTCGGTTAATCGCCTTCTTGCCGCGTGCCGGACGTACAGCATCTTATCGACACCGGCGTCAACTACGACCATCCCGCTTTCGTCGTTGTCCTTGTTGTCGGTCCCGGCAAAATCTATCAGCTGGTAGGTCGCCCTCTGCGGGGGCAGAACGCTCCAGTTCTTGAACCAGGCGGGCTTGAACTTCGTGGCCGAGAGCGCTAGCGGGTCGTTTAGGTACTGACCGCCGAATCGGTCCCCCTGCTCCTCCTTGATCTCGTGGAGCTTCTTTTCGGAGAAGAGCGTCGGGAACGTCGAACCCTTCTCGTTCACGGGGTCGGCCCAGCAGGAGGCGTGGAAGAGGTGCCACTTCCCGTTGTGCCACTCGAAATACGGTTCTGTCCGGTACTTCTGGTAGACGGCCTCTTTGGCCTCGTCCTCAAGCCCTACGAACAGGAACCTGTCAATCAAGTCCCCGTAGAGGTCGTCATGCGCCCAGCGCGTCCCCGGGATGAACTCGATTGACTTCGGCATCTTCAGCGATTGTCCCAGCCGCCAGAAGTCCTTGACCTTCACGATCTGGTCGGACGTGGCCGAGTTCTCGCGGTTCACTAAGTCGTCGTTGATGAGTCCGCCGGAGTAGTGTCGGGAAACGAGGTTCCCTTCAGCCGACCCCGTTTCTATCTTCGTCCCGCCAAGGTCTATCTCGCTCTGCGTCCAGCGGCGAGCATCCGTAGCGGGATTCGCCGGGATAACGTCGGAAAACACCTTCCTGAGCAGTTCGTTGTACTGTAAATTCCACTGGATTTTCGCAAGGAATTCGAGGCTATTTGGTAGTGTGGCATTATTAATAATCCATTGTTCCTGGCGACCCGCCACCAAGTTCTTGAGCAACCGTTGGGTCAGCCAACCCACGGTCAAAATATACGACTTGCACCAGCCACGGGGGAGCAGTATCAAAAGCACCTGCCCCGCCTGGCCGTGTTTGCTTACAAAATCACAGAGCCTTTTGTGTGTAGGCGGAAATAAATCCTTATACCCTGGAGTAGGATCGTCTAGGGTGGATAACACCATCCTACATAAAAAATAAAGATCCTCCAGACACTTTGTGCGCCACCAAAGCGGGTCGCTGAGTTTATCGCGGACTAAATCCACGGTCTTGTTGCCTAACGGGGCAAGTAGATATCGCCACCCTCAAGAGCCGCGTGGCTGGCCTGATTATTACAGAGGGCTAGGTTTTCGCGGCGGTTGTCGCCCCGGTCTCCGTTGAGGTGGTGAACTACTTCGGCTTGTAATAACGGACGCCCAAGGGTTGCTTCCATCACAAGGCGATGTTCCATGACATATCCCAGACAGTCCTTGTGCGGATGCGCGGGAGACCAAATCTGAACATAGCCTGCGCCGTTCCTCTTGCAACCGCCGTTCCAGCGGGAACCCCTTTCTCCCCGTTGCGATGCCGACATCTTGGCCTTGGTTTCCGGGGTAACTGCGTGACCAAGTTTTATTACTGACATCCTGACCCTGGTTTCTGGCGTGTGTCTGCGCCCCAATGAAGCCGCGCCTATCTTGGCCCGACTTTCAGCAGAGTGCCTAGACCCTTTTCTCATTGGAACATTCTCCCGCGCAAGGCCGCGATGATAGCCCGCCGCTTTTTGGGGTCTTTTTCGGCGTTAGCTCTCTTGAGGAATGCCTCCCGGGAGGTCATCTTGTCCGGCGCATTGGGTTTCTTCTCGAACTGTTTGAGGTTGTCCGCTATCTTCTTGACCTGTGCCGTCGGTTTCTCTTCCTTCGGCAAGGAGGTTTCGGGTTTCGTTACCTTATTACTACTCGGTTCGAGCATTATTTTCTCCTCTCGTCCCCGTGCCATTTCTGATGTTCAGCCGGGGAGTCAAAGCGCATCAGATTTTCGATGCGGTTGTCATCGGGTATTCCATTGATATGGTGGACAACTTCGGTTGGTAAAAGCGTCCTGCCCAGGTGTGCTTCCATGACAAGGCGATGTTCCCTGACGTAGCCCTTGTCAGCGGCAAAGGGATGGTCCGGACGGTGCAAAAGAACGTATCCGGCCCTCAGTAATCTGCCGCCCTTCCAGTGTCCATTATTAACCCCGGAATTCAGGCCGCGATTGGCGTCCGCAATCTTAGTGTTGTGTTCCGGGCTGTGCTTTCGACCACAATTTACCGCCACCGTCTTCGCTCGATGCGCCGGACTTTGTTTATAGCCCTTACTTGGCATCGGTTATCTCCTCACCATCTTCTCCTAAAATCTTTTCGCCGTCGGTTAGTAGTCCGGCGGGTTTTTCTAATACCTCAACGTCCTCTGCGGTTAAAACCCCGCAATCCCGTAACCCCCGCGCCATCTCCATGTTCACGTTGATGGTCAGGGTCCGTTTCTCCTCGATGTGTCGCTCGGGGGAGTAGTCACCCCGGACCTTGAGGGCCTTGTCGAGATACAGGCCCCGCGTGAAAAAGTCCGGGGCCTCCGCTTGTAGCACATTTCCGTCTTTTGACCGTTTTGTGGGGTAAGTCGCCTCAAGCCCCTCTCG